GTGGAAGGCGAGATGCTCGACGAAATGGTCGCTGAGGCCGCTTCCGAGGATCCGGGCGACCACGACACCGACGAATCCGCCATGGGCGAGGAAGACGCCATGGAAGAGGTCACCATGACCGACCCCATGGGAATGATGACTGGTCCCATGGAGGAGGACGAGATGATGGTCCTCGCCAAGCTCTTCGGGAAGACCGCTGACGACGACGAGGACGACGACGATGACGACGACTCCGAAGAGGAGGAAGTCGAGGAAGAGGAGGAGTCCAAGAAGAAGGCTGCTCTCCGTCCCCAGCCCAAGAAGGCTTCGACTGGTGCGAGCCGTCTCGGTGGCGTCAAGAAGGAGGCTTCCGGCGAGATCAACCAGCTGAGCCAGCTCTGGGAGTCCGCTCCCGACGTGAGCAAGTTCTTCTAAGAGTCTATATAAACTCTTAGGTCCATTCTGGAGCCCACCTCCTATCCTTGGGAGGTGGGCTCCAGCCGTATTTGCCTCGTTAGGTCTTTTATATAGCACTGAAAACAGTGACGGAAGAGTTTCGTCGCATCAACCCGCCCCTGTGAACAGGGGACAAAGCAGGAGTTTTCCCATGCCTTTGTCTGGACAGGCGAGCGGCGGTTGGACCGAGAGCAGCTCTGCTCTCCGAATCCTTCACGTCGGCATTCGCAACACCATCGGTGATCTTACGGCAGATGCTCTGACCCAGAGCAACCCCGTTCTCATCTCCGCCTTCACCTCCTCCCAGGTCGACACCTCCGTGTTCGGCGTTCTGAGTGGCTCCGTGGCGTTCACCCGCCCCACCGCCCTGGCTGGTGGTTCCAACGAGATCGGTGGCGCTTACGCCACGACTCAGTACGCTACCTCGGCTCTCTTCCAGGCCGCTGTCACTGGCGGTACCGAGTCCGTGACTGGTATGCACGAGCTTGGTGTCTTCATCAACTCCGCTACTGGCAACGCTTTCGAGAACCAGCCCGGTGTCGCAAGCAACAAGGGTCCCTACGTCTCCGGACAGGGCACCTACGCGAACTCCCTCTACGAGAGTTCCGACCTCAGCGCCAGCACCACCCTGAGCTACCTCACGGGTGACCTGCTCTACGCTTCTTGTAACGGCTTCCTGACCAATGGTGTCGCGAACGACCGATTCCTCGGTACGGGTGCCACGGTCATGGGTGTCCTCAAGATGCCGCCCGACAGCACGCAGGACGAACTGGTCTACGACCAGCGTATCTGATCAACCCAACCTGAACCTTAGGAGAAATCCAATGTCTGTTTCCAATGCAGTCAAGGCGAAGTTGATCAGCGACTACATGAGTAGTGCCGCTGGTCGAGCCAAGCTCGCCGCTTCCATGACCCAGCCCCTGCGCCTTCGCCGTGACTACATGGCTGTGGGCCGTCGTACCTTCTTGGTGGAGCAGCTGCCTGATGGTGCGCTTCCCATATACGATAAGGATCCGGACGTGACCGCGTTCGTGGTCGGTGAGGAGGGCGAGAACGTCCTTTCCATCACCAAGCCACGCCGCGTTCTCTTCCCCCTTTTCGAGATCGCGTCCAACCCCGAGATCCCGCTTACGCAGATCAGGGAGCGTCGCTTCGACCTCATTGAGCGTGCTCAGGACCTGGCCCGTGCCCAGATCCAGGCCGCTGAGGACGAGCGTGTCTTTGCTGTCATGGACAGCATCGCAACGGTCGGCTTCGACAGTGTCGCTGGTGGTGAGAACCCCGACACCGCTGTCGTCGCTCCCATGGACGGTTCCGTCCTGGCCGACGCATTCTCGCTGATCGAGCGTCACGACCTTCGGGTCGCTCGGGTGTTCATGAACGCCCGTGACTACGCCGACCTGCGTAAGTTCGGTCGCGACATCCTGGACATCGAGTCCCAGCGTGAGCTGCTCAAGACCGGTCTGATGGCTACCCTCTGGGGCGCTCAGATCATTGTTACCCGGCTCTGCCCGGTTGGCACGGTCTACGTGTGTTGCGAGCCCGAGAACTTTGGCCGCATTCCCGTGCGGACCGAGCTGACCGTTCTCAGCGCGGATGACCCCAAGGCTCGTACCATCGGCTTCTCGTGCTTCGAGAACCTCGGTATCGGCGCGTTCAACCCGAAGGGTCTCGCCCGCCTCACCATCACCCGCTGATGGTAGTCTTCTTTGCCCCGTAAGGGGCATACGAAGCAATCTGACCCCCTGGAAGCTGGAAACAGCCCAGGGGGTCAGTCGTATTTGTGTTTCTCTTCCCCGAATGCCTCGTAAACGGTAATATGTTTATAGCTTTGTATACGTGTTATAAGAACCCGTATAACATTGGCACAATTCTTTCGGGGAAATTTGTATGGAAAAGAAGCTACCCACCAGGGAAGAGATAGAAGACCTGTATCTCAACAAACTCCTGACTGACGGCCAGATAGCCAAGATGTTTGGAACCTATCAGGTGAGGATAAGCCGACTTAGAAGGAAATACGGGATAACCACACTCGACAAAACCGGGAGGATAGAAGCCTCTGTGCCCGAGTTGACCCCCTTGCAGAGGGAACTGATTCTGGGATCTTTGCTGGGTGATGGCTATATAAGAAAAAACTCAGAAAGAACCGCGTCCTTTTGTGAAAGCCATTCAGAAAAGCAGGAAGAGTACCTCCGTTGGAAGGGAGAAATCTTGGGGGCACACGTGTCCTCTTACACCAAAACGACCAAGAGAAGCAAAGGGAAAGTGTTCAGAGGGTGGAGACTGACCGGGGTGACCAGCACCCATATGAAGGAATTCTACGACCTATTTTACGACTCCTCGGGTAGGAGGCAATTCCCCGACAACTTGAAAGACCTCATGACTCCCTTTGTACTGGCCATATGGTACACGGACGATGGGAGCATTTTGAAAAAGTTCCACCCGAGAATAACATTCGGGCTGGACGACAAAAGTTTGGAAAATTCGATAGAAGCCCTCAGGAATTTGGGTCTGTCACCAACGGTGGGGAAAGAGAAGTCGGGTCACTGCATAAGGTTTCCAGGACAAGCAGACAAATTCTTCGAGCTTGTGGGACCTCATGTACCTGAGTGTATGAGGTACAAGACCCCAGCCCCATCAGAGTTCAGGACAAAAGCCAAAAATGCTGCGCTTCTGACTCCGGAGAAAGCTGGGATTTTGTACTCTGGCGGCATGAAGATGCAGGAGATAGCTGGCCTGTACGGGGTGGGTAGAAGCACAGTCAGGAGAAGGCTGAAAGAAGCCGGTGTAAAATCAAGAGAGGCTGTCCCCTACAAAGCCGGATTGTCCATAGAGGCAGCAGAAAGTCTGTTGGAGCCGGGTGGTAGGCCCCCAGAAGAAGTCCTGGAGGTCCTGAGGAAGTGTGGATTCCCATTCCCCCCAATGCTGCAAAGACACACCTTCGACAGGGAAGTCGAACTCGTCCGAAACTCAGCAGCCAGAGTCGAAGACGGGATAATAACCCCCTGGTCATCTGTGGGTACCAGGGTTTGCAACCCTTACTTCCACAATAGATACAAGGCTTTATCTCGTGGGACTGTTTCTCCCTACGAAGCTTGGTTCGATGACGAAAAGCTCCTGAAAGCCATAAACTTTCAGATAAGGATGGGCGACCCTGTGACTCCAAAGAGAGTCCTCAGGGCTATAACCATGCAACACAGAACCCCAAGTATATTTAGACCCACCGTGGCGAATTGGGTGTACAGAAGTCACTGTCCACCAGGAGGGACGGTTTGGGACCCGTGCTCGGGTTATGGCGGGAGACTTCTCGGGGCTTTCACCGCTGGCGTCAGATATATAGCCACAGATGTTGAAAAGGAAACTGTGGAAGGAAACAGGAGTCTGGCCCAGGACTTGGGGTACGAAGGTCACTCAATAGAACTCTGCCCAGCAGAGAGGTTTGACCCAGGAACCGTTGACTTGGTTTTCACCTCACCCCCATACTTTGACAGGGAAATCTACTCCGGAAAAGACGACCAATCCTGGGTTCGACACGGTTCCAACTTTGACTCTTGGGTGGAGGGATTTTTGAGGCCCGTTATAAGTATAGCCTTCAAAAGGTCGCCCAAATTGGTGTTGAACGTAGCAGATATAAGGAAGAACCGGAAGGTTATCCCGCTCGTGGATAGGACCATAGCGGTGGCCGAAGAAGAGGGGTTCATTCTCTCAGAGAGACTTTGGATGCCTCTGGCAAGAC